CAAGGCGGATGTTGCCCCGACCGCCACTGCCGAGTACGGCAAGGCCTTCTGGGATATGATCCGCAACCAGGGCGACCAGCTCGTGGTGCGCAATACCCTGTCCATCGGCGAGGATACCGAGGGCGGCTATACCGTGCCCGACGAGTTCGAGCGCAAGCTCATCCAGGCGCTGGAGGAGAACAACATTTTCCGCCAGCTGGCGACCGTCATCCGCACCAACAGCGGCACCCGCAAGATCCCCATCGCGACCGATACCATGGAAGCGTCCTGGATCGATGAGGGCGAGGAAATCCCGGAGACCAACACCCAGTTCGGCCAGACCACGCTGTCCGCGTATAAGCTGGGCACGATGATCAAGATCAGCAATGAGCTGCTCCATGACTCCGCTTTCGACCTGGCAAGCTATATCGCCGCCCGTTTCGGCGTCTGCATGGGCAATGCCGAGGAACGCGCCTTCTTTACCGGCGACGGTGACAAGAAGCCCCTGGGCATTCTCGCTGACGTCGGGGGTGCCGAGCTTGGCGTGACCGCGGCCGAAGAGGACATCGTGACCTTCGATGAGATCTTCGATCTCTACTACAGCCTCAAGTCCCCGTACCGCCGCACGGCTCAGTTCGTCTGCAACGAGACGCTGCTCCTGCAGCTGATGAAGCTGAAGGACAAGAACGACAACTATATCTGGAAGCCCAGCCTCGATATCGCCAAGCCCGATACCATCCTGGGCCGCCCGATCCGCACCAGTTCCTTCATGCCCGGCATCGCCAGCGGTGAGAAGGTCCTGCTGTTCGGCGACCTCAAGAACTACTGGGTCGCTGACCGCCAGAACCGTACCTTCCGCCGTCTGAACGAGCTGTACGCCCGTACCGACCAGGTCGGCTTCCTGACCACCCAGCGTGTGGACGGCCGCCTGATCCTGCCGGAGTCCGTGAAGGTTCTGAAGATGGCCGGCTCCAAGGCGTCCACGCCTTCCGGCAACGACGACCAGAACGCCGGCGGCTGATAAGACACACAGGGGCAGGGGAAGTTCCTCTGCTCCTGACCTTTGAGGAAGGAGGCTGACGGGATGAGCCTTGTTACAACCGAAGAAGCGAAGACCTATCTCAGGGTGGACAGCGGCATGGACGACGGCCTGATCGGAAGCCTCCTCCTTTCCGCTGAGAAGCTCTCCTGCGACGTAGCCCGGATGACGGCTGCGGAATGGGACGCGGTGTGCGCGGATGAAACTGTGACCGTCCGCGGGACAGAGCTTGACGCCTCAGAGACCGCGCAGCTGAAAGCCCTGCTGAAATCCGCTGTGTTTTATGCGCTGGGGTATCTGTACGAGCATCGGGAGGAAGCGGACCATCACGAGCTGGTGATGACGCTCCGCAACCTCCTGTCCTCCGTGCGGGAAGGGGTGTTCTGACATGGAGCGGAAGATCGCGAGATTCAATGAACGCCTGACCGTCCAGCGGAATGAAGTGGTGGTTGACAAGTACGGCAACCACAAAAACGTCTGGACGGACTATTACAGCTGCTGCACCTACGCCAGCACCTATCAGTATGACAGAGAAAACGAGGCTGCTACCACGATGGAGGAGCAGACCATCAACTTTGAAGTCCGGTACTGCCCGGAACTGGCGTCGCTCGACAGTACGCATTACCAGGTTTCCTTCCACGGCGATTCCTACGACATCCAGTCTGTGGACATGATGAATTATCAGCGGAAGACCATCCGCATCGTCTGCAAGCTGGCGAAGAGGGGAGGCGCGTGATGGGCAGGACGGTTTCCATTGAAGAAATGGCGCAGGCCATAAACGAGGGTCTGGAAGAGTATGCCGACCTGAGCGCCCAGGGCGTGAAATCCGCTGTAAGGAAATCCGCCAAGGCTGTGAAGGAACAGATCAACAGCTCCGCGCCGGTCAGGTCCGGACGGTACGCCAAGAGCTGGGCCGTGAAGACCACGGCGGAGGACAGCCAGAGCCTTGAGCAGACGGTGTACAGCCCTTCCCGGTATATGCTCTCGCACCTGCTGGAAAAGGGCCACGCCAAGCGCGGCGGCGGCAGGGTACGCGCCATCCCCCATATCGCGCCTGCCGAGGAAGCAGGGATCGAGATGCTGGAAGGGCTGATCGAAAAGGCGCTGAAGGGCTGAGAGGAGTGAAAAAGCCATGACCCACAATGAAGTATTCGAGGTGCTGGAGGAGCTTTCCCTCCCCATCGCCTATGACCATTTCGCGGAAGGTGAGTCGCCGGACCCGCCTTTTATTTGTTTTCTCTATCCGAAAAACGTGCCCTTCGGCGCGGATGATACGCTCTACTACCAGCTCCATGAGCTGGACATTGAGCTGTATACGGATGAGAAGAATCCGCCGCTGGAGCAGCGGGTGGAGAGGCTCCTTAAGGAGCATGAGATGTTCTTCCATAAATCCGAAGTGTGGATCGAAGAAGAGAAGATGTACGAAGTCCTGTACGAGGTCACGCTTGACCTGCAGTACGAGGACGAATCAGATGGCTCCGAGGAGCCGGAAAGTGAGGAGAATCCATGAGCAAGAAGAAAAACAAGGTGCGTTTCGGCCTCAAGAACTGCCATTACGCCAAGGCGACGTTCGATGAGGACGGCAGCGTAACCTATGCGAAGCCTGTGCGCCTGCCCGGCGCGGTTTCCCTGTCGATGGACCCGGAAGGCGAGAACGAGAATTTCTACGCCGATGACGTCGTGTACTATGTCCTGAACAACAACGCCGGTTATGAGGGCGACCTGGAACTGGCCCTGATCCCGGAGGAGTTCCTCAAGGACATCCTGCATGAGGAAGAGGACGCCAACGGTGTGCTGGCTGAGAATGCCAATACCACCTTTGAGCGTTTTGCCCTCCTCTTCGAGTTTACCGGGGACCAGAACGCCATCCGCCATGTGCTGTACTGCTGCAGCGCGTCCCGTCCCTCCATGGAAGGCGAGACCAAGGAAGACGAGAAGGAAGTCAAGACCGAGGAGCTTTCCATCATCGCTTCCGCGCTGGCGAACGGCTATGTCAAGGCGAAGACCAGCGTCAATACTTCCCAGGAAGTATATGACAACTGGTATGAGGCGGTCTACGAGCCCTTCGCCAATGATGATGGCGGTGAGGAGCCCGGCAACGACGAGCCCGGCGGCGACGGCAACGACGATCAGAACGCGGGCGGCTGACGCACAACGGCAGGGATGAAACACTCCCTGCCTTCCCTACATGACCATTTCATTATCTGATTTTGAGGAGGATATTTCCCATGGCAGTTACGAAGAAGATCGAAATCGACGGCAATCCTGTGGAATTCAAGGCTTCCGCTGCGATTCCCCGTATTTACAGAAACAAGTTCGGACGCGACGTGTACAAGGACCTGATGGTCCTGAACGACGCCATCAAGGATCAGAACGAGGACGCCTCCACGCTGGACGGCTTCTCCCTGGAGATGTTTGAAGATCTGGCGTTTGTGATGTGGTCGGCGGCCCATCCGGAAGAGAAGTACGATTCCCCGGACGAGTGGCTTGACCAGTTCAACACCTTCAGCATTTATCAGATCCTTCCGGAGCTGATTGACCTGTGGGGAATGAACATCAAGACCACGGTACCCGCAAGAAAAAACTGAGGAAGACAGAGCGGCCGATGACAACCGCTCTGTTCATGCTCCGGTGTGTCGAGCTGGGGCTGAATATCGCCGACCTGGACCTTTTGACAATCGGCTCCGTGAACGACATGTTCAATGAAAAGAGCCGTGATTCCATGGAGTGGCGGGAGGAAGCGTCCCAGGCTGACATGAACCGGTTCTGATGAAGAGAGGCGCATCATGAGAATCCAATGCGATCACTGCGGTGCGGTGGCGGAAACCATCGAACCCAAAACGGCGGGAGACGGTGAGCTTGAATACACCTTCTTCCTCTGCCCGGCCTGCAAGGCAGACTTTCCGATTGCGGTGACGGACAAGAAGCTCCGGGCGGATATTACGGAATACCAGCACAGGCGGAACCACATCCGTATCAGTCCTGTGACGGAGCAGTTCCTCCGGGAGACGGAGGCGCTGAAACAGGAAAACCTGAAACGCTGCAAAGAGCTGATGGAACTTCATCCATTGGCTCTTTTCTTTGAAGCCCACCCCGAAATCAGGGAGCGTGCGGCTGAATAACATGCCCATAACGGGCGGAAAGGAGGGATGATATGGCTTCCAGAATCCAGGGCATAACCGTCGAAATTGGCGGTGATACCACGAAACTGTCCAAGGCGCTGCAGGGTGTCAACAAGGACATCAAGAGTACGCAGACACAGCTGAAGGACGTAGAGAAACTGCTGAAGCTCGATCCCTCCAACACGGAACTGGTACGGCAGAAGCAGCAGCTTCTTGCCCAGGCCATCAAGGACACCAAGGATAAGCTCACTACCCTGAAAACGGCTGCGGAGCAGGCCAATGAGCAGCTCCAGAAGGGCGAGATCACCCAGGAGCAGTACGATGCCCTGCAGCGTGAGATACAGGAGACCGAGCAGGAACTGAAAAACCTGGAATCCCAGGCATCCACCACCAATGCTACCCTTGCGAAGATCGAGGAAGTAGGCGGCAAGTTCCAGCAGGCCGGACAGAAGATCAGCTCGGTCGGTAAAACACTCAGCACCTATGTGACGGCACCCATTGTGGCGGCAGGCACAGCGGCGGTGAAGACGGCAGCGGACTTTGACGAGGGCATGTCCAAGGTGTCCGCCATTTCCGGCGCGACCGGACAGGATCTTCAGGACCTTAGGGACAAGGCCCGCGAGATGGGCGCGAAGACCAAGTTCTCCGCAACCGAGGCGGCTTCCGCTTTCGAGTATATGGCCATGGCCGGCTGGAAAACGGAAGATATGATCTCCGGTATCGACGGTATCATGAGCCTTGCCGCCGCGTCCGGCGAAGACCTGGCGACCACCTCGGATATCGTAACCGACGCTCTGACGGCTTTCGGACTGTCGGCATCCGACTCCGGCCACTTTGCGGATATCCTCGCGGCCGCTTCCAGTAATGCCAACACCAACGTCTCCATGATGGGCGAGACGTTCAAGTACTGCGCGCCTATTGCCGGCGCCCTGGGATTCTCCGCGGAAGATACAGCCGAGGCAATCGGCCTCATGGCAAACAGCGGCATCAAGGGCAGCCAGGCAGGTACGGCGCTGCGCACCATCATGAATAACCTGACCGGCGAGGTTAAGCTGACCGGTAAGGCGCTGGGTGAAGTGACCATCCAGACGACCAACACGGACGGTTCCATGAGGGATCTGTCGGATATCCTTGCGGACTGCCGGGGAGCTTTCAGCCAGATGACCGAGTCCGAAAAGGCGCAGGCAGCGGAAGCCCTGGTCGGCAAGAACGCCATGTCCGGCTTCCTTGCCCTGATGAACGCGGCCCCGGAGGATATAGACAAGCTCTCCACGGCC